CTTAAAGTTAATGGAAGAGACTTCCCTGATTTAACAGCATCAAATGTAGAGGACATGCTTGGCGTATTGCCCTATTGGGTAGGCGAGTACATCCTCTACGGTTGGAAAAAAATGGACATCGTAGGGTTTATGACTGAACGCTACGGCTTTGGTAAACTCTACAAATTCAAAGGTGAGGTCTTACCAAATGGTACATACAAGTCTGAAGATGATCCTGACCTACCGTATGTAGCAAGAATGAATACGCCCAGTGGCAATGTGTACTTCTATCAGTACGCTATGCTTGCACTGCCATTACCTGATGGATCACACTTTGTAACAAGGATGGACTAACATCATGATAATACTTGTCGTGCCTATAGTATGTTGGTTTCTGCTGATACTTACGATGGGAGTGCTAGCTACTATAGGCGTGGACGTAAAAGAGGTTGACACAGTAGGTATATTTTTCCTATACCTGCAAATAGTAACAGTAATACTAGCAATACGCTGGCTTAAGAGGAGAAGAAGAAATGCACAGAGTTCTGTATTACGATAACAATCACAAGCTTATCTGCTGGTACTCTACACCGAAGAGGCTAGAAGCAGAAAGACTTGTAACTAAAACAAGACACTGGTATTCAAAACTTGAGGAGATAACAAATGCCTAAATATAATGTTGAACACCTAGCTAACATACACAAGTACCACAATGATCTGCAAAGACAAATAGATGACGCAGATTGGATAGGTCAGTATGAAAGTGTGGATTACCTACGTAAAGAGTTAGAGCTAGTAAAGGAAAGCATGAATAATGGTGACGTTTATTATCCGTTATTTTGATGCGGTACTTCGATGGCTTATCCCTTTATATATCCTGGCCCCTTTCATTTATATCTTCTTGGTATACGTAGGGGCGTTATGAAGGTACTCATTCCACTTGGGCGTTACGCCAAGAGAATACTAACAGCACTGAGCGTACTTCTGAATGTGCTACTAGGAGGGAGCAATAACCAAACGTTCAGTGCAAGGAACCACCAATGGCAGAGAGATGGAAAGCCTAACATTGTATACTTCATTGACTTAACTTTAGGTAAAGGTCATTGTGTAGAGTGTTGGGTATACTGGAAAGTGAGGAGAAAATGGTAAGACTACCAAAGAAGTCAGCCACAGTAGGTGACATCGTTAGCTTTTACTTACGCAGCGATCACTTCGCTAGGCTATCAGGCTCTACACAAAAGCAATACGAGCATCACCTAGATGCTGCACTAGATACACGTGTCTTAGGTAAACGCATAGAAGACTACCGTGCTCGTTCACTTAAGGCTCAGCATACTAACTTAGCATATCAAAAGTGGCTAGACAAAGGCATACGTACAGCTAACTACCGCAAGGCTGCACTCAGTACAGCATGGAAATACTGCATGAGGTTAGACATCATGGAGAATGATCCTGTTAGGCTTATTAAGACTGAGACAGAGACACCACGCAAGGTACGCTGGACACGGGAGCAGGTACATACCTTCCTTAACACTGCATACTCTGACTTCAAGTGGCGTAGCATAGGGCTAATCGTACACATGGCATACGATCTAGCTCAACGTGTAGGTGATATGCGTCTTCTGACATGGGATAAAGTAAACCTTGATGCCCAGCGCATAGACTTAACTCAAAGTAAGCGTGGAGCAGACGTTCATTTACCTATCTCAGAGGCGCTGACAGCTATGCTACAGGCGCAGAAGGAAGACTTTGGGTTTCAACCCTATGTAGCACCCAAAACCAAGCCTGTAGCAGGATCTTATGCGCCGTACCCAGTAGACCAGATTGATGGTGCAATCAATGAAGTCAAGGAAGCTGCAGGACTACCAAAGAATATCACTGCTATGGATCTACGCCGTACTGCTATCACTGAGATGGTAGAGGGTGGCGCAGACTTAGCTCAAATCATGCAGGTCAGTGGTCACGCAGATCCTGGATCAGTTAAACCTTACCTAGTAAACACATTCAGTGGTGCTAAAAGTGCATTATCTAAGAGGTATAAACTTAATGAAGAACATTAAGAACTACATAGAAGGTCTTGATATAAAAGAAGGAACACAACATCGTGCTACCTGTCCTTGGTGTGGTGGTAAGAACACATTCACTGCTACAAAGACGGACGGTACTGTGGTCTACAACTGTTACAAGGTTAGCTGCCAGCTAAAGGGTGCTACCAGTACAGGCATGACAGCAGAGGAGATCATAGGTAGGTTACGCCCACGTACTACATCCGCAAAGGAGGAACAAGAGTTGCTTACGTGGCCTGAACATGTTGTCACACCCAGCGCAGAGCACACACTACACACTAAGTTTGTCAAGCGCTGGGACTTAGACTATGAATACTTGATGTATGACGTGAAAGATAGACGTATTGTCTTCCCTATTCGTGACAAGGGTAGGTTGATCGACGCAGTAGGACGTGCATTAGACGGGGCTATACCTAAGTGGTATCGCTACTCTGGTATAGCTGATGTATACAAGCGTACAATAGGCAAACCCAGTGGTGTAGTTTTAATAGTTGAGGATGTCATAAGTGCAATCACAGCAGCTAAGCTTTACCCTGGTTTGACAGGCATGGCTATCCTTGGTACATCATTGGGTGCTGCACAAATGCAACACTTGGATGGTTTTTATAAGGTAATCGTAGCGCTCGACCCCGATGCTGCACACAAGACCTTGACATATAAGAGAGAGATAGAGGCATGGACAGGGTTAGACACAAGAGCATTAAGACTTGACGACGACCTGAAGTATAAGGTACACTCTGACATTGTAAAACTTAAGGAGATGTTATGATTAAGGCAACACTGATGGATCACATGGGTAGTGATGTTACTGTGGTTAATGCAGCAAGGGTGTCCTTTGGAAAGAGAACAGATAACACCTACACGACAAACAAAGATGAGAAACTAATCTGGTATCTAGCAGAGCACAAGCATATGTCACCCTTTGGTCACTGCTTTGCCAGCTTCCATGTCAAGGCTCCCATCTTTGTAGCACGTCAACTTGTGAAGCATAAATTTTTACGTTGGAATGAGATCAGCAGACGTTATGTTGATTACGAACCAGAGTTCTATGTTCCTGATGTGTGGCGTGGACGTGCAGAAGATAAAAAGCAAGGTAGTGCCGGTGAGGTAAAGAGTAATTTTAGTATTAATTACTATAATCTGGAAGCATTCAAGGCATATGAACAACTGCTGGACGAAGGTGTATGCCCAGAGCAAGCACGTATGGTACTGCCACAATCAACCATGACTGAGTGGTACTGGTCAGGTAGCCTTGACGCCTTCGCTGATATGTGTATACTAAGATGTGCTTCTGACACACAACAGGAAACACAAGAGGTAGCCAATCAGATCAGTGTAAAGATGCACAAACTATTTCCTGTGTCGTGGATGGCACTGTGTAAAAGGAGAACATGATGAATAAAGGCTCAGGTATTATTGGTGTAGAACAGGTAGAAGAACACGAAGATGGTGGTGCAACTTACAAGTTTCACATGGATACTCACGCCCGTGGGCTACTGGCAGAGGAAGGCTTGAGGTTAGTGCTCTACTGTGCAGCAGCTAAGATGGATATGCAGTTGGTGTATGACTTCATAGAGGATCATATTAAGTACAACAAGGATGAGAGGTTTGATGAGTACGGAAACTATGGTGAGAACAATCCTCCCGTTTAAATATAAAGGAAAATAAAATGGTAGAATTAAAAGACCTACTCAAAGAGTTAAAGATGTGGGAAGATAAACTGAAAAGCCCTCGCTTAAAAGAGTATGAACGTAAACTCATTCAGTGTGAGATTGCGTATGTGCAGAAAGAGATACAAGATAAACAATACTATAAACAAAAGCTAAAAGAAAACGCCTAGAAGTATTAAGAGGAGGCACGAACATGATGGAACTAGCATTGATCCGTACTCTTATGGACAAAGAGTTCTATGATAATCACAAAGGCATCCGTTGCCCTGACAAGATATTCACTAAGGATGTGCGTAAGATAAAGCAAACGCTAGACTACGCTATGAATACCTACGAGAAGACTCTGACTCCCTCAGAGCTAGAGGCTTTGTTCTATGCTGGCAATAGTAGTATGACTACAGCTAACAAAGAATCGTACCGAGATCTGTTTCACAAGATAGCCAAAGAGAATCCGCTTAACAAAGAGATAGCTAATGACGTACTGTCTAAATTATTTCAACAGGTAGTAGGGGAAGAGATAGCCAATCTTGGTTTTGACTATGTGAATGGCACACAGAATACACTAGAGCCGTTACGTAATCTGATACGCGATTACCAAGATGACTTCATGCCTAACCTTAAGATTGATTGGGATGACATGGACATCAACACCCTGCTTAAAGCTAACGACATTCAGTCACAGTGGAAGTGGAACATATCATCGCTGCGCCGTAAGGTAGAAGGTATTAGTGGTGGGCATTTGGTTGTTGTAGGTGCACGTCCTAACACAGGTAAGACTAGCTTTCATGCTAGCGCTATCGCAGGTCCAGATGGTTTCGCTCATCAAGGTGCTAAGTGTATCATCCTGTGTAATGAAGAAAGCTATGAACGTGTAGGTGCAAGATACCTCAGTGCTGCTACAAGCATGAGCATGGAAGAAGTAAAGGCTAACATGGCACAGGCTGGCCTACGTTATGAACCAGTACGTAAAAACATCTTTGTAAAGGATAGCACAGGTAAAGACATGTCATGGGTTGAGGCTGTAGTAAAAGCATACCAACCTGACATAGTAGTATTAGACATGGGCGACAAGTTTGCTAACAAGACAAGTGATAAGTCTGATGTGTATCTTAAAGAGGCAGCTATATATGCACGTAACATAGCCAAGCAATATAAATGTGCAATCATATGGATGTCACAATTAAGTGCTGTGGCTGAAGGTGTGGTTCGTGTAGACCAGTCTATGCTAGAAGGCAGTAAGACAGGTAAGGCAGCAGAGGCTGACCTGATGATTCTCATCTCTAAGAACAGGGTTGTTGAAGGGCAAGATGATGAAGAGAGCAATCAACGTCACCTTAACATCGCTAAGAATAAACTTAAAGGTGGGTGGCATGGTGTAGTACACTGTGAGTTAGACGGTGAACGGAGTCAGTACCTTGCGTAATGTATTAGATGTAGAGAACACAATCACAAAGCGTGGCGGTAAGACTTTACTAGATCCGTTTGAACCAGGAAACCATTTAGTGCAGGTTGGTATACTTGATGTAGACAACTGGAAGAACGAGAACATCTTTACGTTGGATCATGTAGAGTATAAAGATAATAGTGGTGTGGCAAAGAAGACCATACAAACTATACTAGACATGACTACGCTTCTCATTATGCACAACGCACAGCACGATCTCATGTGGCTGTGGGAGTGTGGCTACAAGTATGACGGTGAGATATACGATACCCTGTTAGCAGAATACTTGCTTGTACGTGGACAGAAAGAACCACTAAGCCTAGAGGCATGTGCTGAACGCAGACAGCTAGACTTTCAGAAGGATGACACACTAAAGAAATACTTTAAAGAAGGGTACAACACAAATGAAATACCTATCAGTGATCTTAGCTTTTATCTTAGGCATGATCTGCTCACAACTCGTGAGTTGTTCATCCATCAAGAGCATGACTTCGCTCAACCAGAATCAGCCTCACTCCACCCTGTCAGAGCAGTTACCTTCAACACCTGTAAAACCCTCACAAGAATGTACATGTCAGGGTTCAGGGTGGATAACACCGCCCTTGAAGTAGTGCGTAAGGAGTTTGAGAATGAGAAGGCAGAGATTGAAGACAGACTGCAAAGAAAAGTAAGGGAGCTTATGGGTTCTACTCCTATTAATCTTAACTCTCCCGAACAAATGTCTCAAGTTGTGTTCTCTGTTTCTGTCAACAACAAAAAAGAATGGGTAGATCTGTTTAACTATACAGAAACACAAGAAGAATTTAAAGCTGCTGTTAAGGCTAACACTACTATGCTATACCGTACAAAAGCATATACTTGCCCGACATGTAATGGGGAAGGCAAGACGTATAAACTAAAGAAGGATGGCACACGTTACGCCAGACCTAACAAATGTAAGGACTGTGATGCACGGGGGTATCAGCTAAAGAAAACAAATGTAGTTGCTGGTCTATGCTTCGCTGCACCAAGTAAGAAATGGGTGAGCGCAAATGGATTCAGCACAAGTAAGGAAAACCTTGACATACTTATATCAACTGCTAAGAATAATAACATGGATACCGCTGTGGAGTTTCTCACTGATGTTAAAAGGCTTTCTGCTGTTTCTGTGTATCTTAGTAGTTTTGTTGATGGTATTTCCATATTCACCAAAGCAAACACAGGAATGCTGCACGTTGGGCTTACCCAGCATATCACCAGTACAGGTAGATTTTCTGGACGCAATCCCAATATGCAGAACATGCCTAGAGGAGGAACCTTTCCAGTAAAGAGAGTATTCGTATCAAGATGGACTAACGGTAAAATAATGGAGGCAGACTTTGCACAACTTGAATTTCGCACGGCAGCGTTCTTGGCCCAAGACGAAACAGCAATGCAGGAAATTGCAACAGGCTTTGATGTACACAGCTACACAGCAAAGGTTATCACAGATGCTGGTGAACCCACGTCTAGGCAAGAAGCAAAGGCACACACCTTCGCTCCTCTCTTTGGGGCAACCGGGTACGGTAGATCAAAAGCAGTTGCTGCATACTATGAACACTTCACAGAGAAGTACAAAGGTGTAGCAGCATGGCATAAGAAGCTAGCGAGTGAAGCTATAAGACTAAACAAAATAACTAACGTGAGTGGTAGACAGTACGCTTTTCCTGACGTATCACGTAGGTCTAACGGTAGTGTGACACACTTCACTATGATAAAGAATTACCCAGTGCAAGGCTTTGCTACAGGCGATGTAGTTCCTGTTGTGCTGGTTGAAATAGAACGCAGACTTGCAAACATGCAGTCCTGTTTAGTTAACTCTGTGCACGATTCAGTGGTAATAGATGTACACCCTGATGAAGTGGAAGTAGTAGTACAAACTATTAAGGATATGAACGAAGACTTAAACTCTTTAGTTGAAAAGGCTTACGGTGTTGTCATGAATGTGCCTCTATTATTAGAAGCAAAATTAGGTAATAATTGGCTTGACATGTCTGACGTTTAGGGTATAACTAATCATCTTTAACTTAAATAAAGGAGTAAGTATGAATACTGAACTAGCAATACAAAATGATCTTGGTATGTCTTTAGCAGAGGCTATTGGTGTAGCAAACATGGGTGGTGAAACAAAGAGCGTATCCCTACCCCGTGTTAACCTTACCCATAACGGTATCATGGGTAGCATCGAAGTCAACGGCAAGTCTGTAAAGACTGAGGTTGTACCTTTGGGTGCTTACAAGATTACATTATCGGAAGACAATGTAGTGTATAGTGTAAGTCCTAACATTCGTATCTTTGCTGTACGTCAACAGTGGAGTAAGTGGAACTCCAATGAAGAGATCATGATGAAGACTGTCATGAGTACAGATCTAAAGGGTGACCTTAAGGATAACATGGGTACGTTTAACTTGGGTAGACCCTCTGGTTATATCCAGGATTGGGATTCTGTAGACGATAAAACTAAGGACTTGATTCGTACAATTAAACGTAAGAAGATTGTCTTTGGTATGTTGACAGCTAATGATTGCACTGATGAAGAGGGTAATCCTGCTGATGCTATCACTGATCCTATTCCGTTTGTGTTTGAAGTTTCACCTTCAAGTACTAAAGCACTAGACACGGCAATAAACACACTGAAACGTAAGAACATCTTACCTATTCAGTACACGTTTATTCTTGGTGCTGACGAAGGCAAGCTACCTAACGGTAATTCATACGCTATAATGACACTGGAAGGTGGTGATTTAGTAGATCTCACCTCTGAAGATCAAGATAATTTGAAGAACTTCATGGAGTACATTGAGTATCAGAACTCTTACATCTTACAGCAGTGGGATGAAAAGAACCAAGAGACTATCTCTGGTGAAGATGCAGATGTGGTTGCTGAGTTTGTAAACGTAGAAGAGGCAGACTAATGAACCACCATGCTGAACTAGCTGTCTACAACTTCCTTGCTCGCGCAGGTAAGGGCGAGACAGAAATGGCTGAAGACATTCGTAAGCAAGTTGCTGCTGATGTTGAGGCTGCACTAGAGAAACAGTTCAGTAGTGGGCCACGTGACAATTTTAAACTTAGGATGTCCAACATTGGGCGTCCTACTTGTCAGTTGTGGTTTGAGAAGAATGAACCTGAAGAGAGAACACCTCTACCTCCACACTTCTTGATCAACATGATTATAGGAGATATTGTAGAGGCTGTCTTTAAGGGACTTCTTCGTGCTGCTGACGTTGACTTCAAAGATAATGACACAGTTACACTAAAGCTAGGCAGTGGCGTTGAGATCAACGGTGAGTATGACATGGTTATGGATGGCAAAGTGGATGACGTTAAGTCTGCATCTCCTTGGTCATACCAAAATAAGTTTGCTTCCCTAGAAGCACTGGCACAGGGCGATGGCTTTGGGTATATCCCACAGCTAGTAGGCTATGCTGCTGCAGCAGATCTTGATGTCGGTGGCTGGTGGGTAATCAACAAAGGTAATGGTGAGTTCAAGTATGTAGACGCATCAAGTGTAGATACTGATGAAGTACTACAGCGCATCGAAGACACAGTGTCTTACATCAATGAGGACAAGCCTTTCAAGCGTTGCTTCAAATCAGTACCTGAGACATTCTATCGTAAGCCTACAGGCAATCTCAAGCTTGACCCTAACACCTGTGGTTTCTGTTCATTCAAGCATAAGTGTTGGCCTAACTTGCAAACACTACCTGCTGTTAAGTCTACTGCTCAGAATCCACCTATGGTAGACTACGTGTTTGTTGATCCCGCATACTTAGAGGGTGACATTGGCTAAAACAAAGAAACAAAAAGAGAATAGCCATTGCCTTAAGTCGGGCTGTGGCGCTCCTATACCCGAAGGAAAAAGGTCAGATGCAAAGTATTGCTCTGTTACCTGTAGAACAGCAGCAGAGAAGAAAAGATACTGTGATAGAAATCCTGAATACGTAAAAAGACAAAGAAGGTTAGTGAATGAAATAAGGCACAATAGTATCTACGGACATACGGAGTTTCTAGATAACCCTATGAAGAACAAAAGAGATAAATACGCAAGAGCAAGAGCTATGGGTTACCGTTCTGGCTTAGAAGTACAAACAGCTAGATATTTAGATTCTATAGGTGTAAAGTATGGATACGAGAACTTAAAGATAGAATGGGAAGACTTAAAATATAGAACCTACACGCCTGATATAATTTTAATGAATGGAATCATCATTGAAACTAAAGGTAGGTTCTTACCAGAAGACAGACGCAAGCATATAGCTATACAAAGGCAGCACCCTGAGTTAGACATTAGGTTTGTGTTTAGTAATGCAAACTCTAAGCTTTACAAAGGTGCTAAGTCTAGGTACTGTGATTGGTGTGACAAGTATGGCTTTCTGTGGGCGCACCGTGTAATACCTGAACCCTGGCTGAAAGAACACGGCGAAGAAATAAAAGCTAAACGTATACACGTTAAAACAAAAAGGAAAACATGATGGGCTATGAACTACAAGATGATGAGGTTGCTATTATTATACGCCCAAGGGACTACGAAGAAGATTGGAGTGGTGACGTAGCTATTAATTTAGTTTCGTCTAAGGACAGCCCAGTACCTATAGTAGTGATGGCACAGGTAATAAACATAGCTACCATGATGTCAGCCTTTCTTGATATAGCTTCTGATAATCCTGATCTATATGACTTAGTTGAAGAACATCGTAACTATCTACTAGGCTTTGACCCGCAAGAAGAAAAAGATGATGATGATGGAGAAGAGCTTGAAGTTATACGCAATGGTAATGTATATACATTGAGCAAGTGGAGCAAGACAGAAGGTAACGCATGAAAATAGAACCTAAAATAACTAGAGACATAGACCCTGTGAACAAGCCTATGCACTATAACCAAGCAGGTATAGAATGTATAGATGCTATTGAAGCTATGACAGAGAATATGTCAGGCTATCTAGCACCGCAAGCAGCTAACGTATTAAAATACATGTGGCGATGCGAGTACAAGAATGGCTTGGAAGATATAGATAAGGCTATCTGGTATCTTAAACGTATGCGTAAGCGCTGGGTGGAGAAGCACAAGTGAAAAAGTTTTACGTATCCTTTTATATTACATTAGAAGAGGACAACACTATCTTGTCCTTGTGTTCTGATACACATGAGGATGACGTACAGGAAGTTATACGTCATATCATATACGACATAGACGATGTTAAAATACACAACTTAACTGTGAAAGAGAAGACATGATAAGCCAAGATGATATAGATGCGTTCAAGCGCTTCAATGATGTAGACTACTTGATGAATGAGTATCAAGACATGGCTGCATCTACTGCTATCTACAAGACAGAACATCAAGTGTTATACCCAGCGCTGGGCTTAGCTGCGGAAGCTGGTGAGGTAGCAAACAAAGTAAAGAAGATCTTACGTGACGGTAACTTTGATCGTGAAGCAATAGCAGACGAGATAGGAGATTGTCTCTGGTATATTGCAGCGCTGTGCCGTGACTTGAATGTGGATCTATCTGACATAGCTAGAAACAATCTAGCCAAACTAAAAGACCGTAAAGAAAGAGGAACCTTAAGGGGGAATGGAGATAAAAGATGAGTAACTATTTACCGACAGACTATCAGTCTTTCATACACAAGTCTCGCTACGCAAAGTACTTCGATGGTACAGGGCGTGAGTCTTGGAGCGATACAGTAGAGCGCTACATGGACAATGTAGTACGCCCTAAGATAGGTGATGACACATACGTCAACGGCATTCGTGATGCTATACTTAACTTAGAAGTCATGCCATCAATGAGAGCCATGATGACTGCAGGTCCAGCCTTAGAACGTGATAATACAGCAGGATATAACTGTAGCTACTTACCCGTAGATGACCCTAAGTCCTTCGATGAGGCTATGTTCATCCTTCTCTGTGGTACTGGTGTTGGCTTCAGTGTCGAGAGGCAATACATCAGTAAGCTCCCTGAAGTCCCTACTCTCTTCCAAAGCGATACCACTATCGTTGTGAAGGACAGCAAGGAGGGATGGGCTAAGGCGTTCAGACAACTTTTGGCACTCCTATGGGCTGGTGAGATTCCACAATGGGATGTCTCAAAGGTACGTCCTGCAGGTGCAAGACTAAAAACGTTTGGCGGTAGAGCATCAGGCCCAGCGCCTTTGGTTGAACTGTTTAACTTTGCAGTCTCTACATTCAAGAATGCACAAGGGCGCAAGCTGTCTAGCATAGAGTGCCATGACCTCATGTGCTTCATCGGTCAGATCGTTGTTGTAGGAGGTGTTAGACGTAGCGCTATGATCTCTCTGTCCAACCTCAGTGATGATCGTATGCGTCACGCTAAGTCAGGACAATGGTGGGAGACTGCAGCGCATCGTGCCTTAGCCAATAACTCTGTAGCTTACACTGAGAAGCCAGACATGGAAACGTTTATGCGTGAGTGGCTCGCCTTAGTGGAGAGCAAGTCAGGAGAGAGAGGCATATTTAATCGTGAAGCATCAAAGAAACAAGCTGC